TCCGGGGTAGCTCAGTTGGCAGAGCAACGGATTGTTAATCCGTGGGTCGTGGGTTCGAGCCCCACCCCCGGAGCCAGTTCACGACCCGGGCCTGTAGCTCAGTGGTCAGAGCAGGCGACTCATAATCAGTCCGGACATATCGACGTGCTTGATGGGCCTCTGACCAGGTAGAACGCCTTAGCGGTCGACGAGAAATCGGCGAATCTCCTGCTGTCCCCGCCTCGCTGTGCCACGCGACCAAGGTTTCACGCCTTGGGTGCGTGACGACCCCACAGGCCGCGTGCCGCGCGGCGAACGAACGGCGCCGCCGCCTCGATGGCTTGCGGCTCGATCTCGCTCGGGTTGTACCCCGCGGTGGGGTAGATGTGGTCGTGCTCGCCGCCGCGCTTCCACGGCGAGCCGCTGTAGGCGGCATCGGCGAGGAACGTCCGGAGCTTCTCCACGTCGGCGAGCGACGTCTCGCTCGCCACCAGCTCCACCCCGTACACAGCGACCTCGAATGCCCGGCGGTCGATCGTCGCACGTTCCCACGCCTCCGTGTGTGCCCGGCTCATCATTTCGCGCTGTTCGTCGCTCCACGTCTCCCGGCTGAGTTCATTTGGCCACCCGACCCGCAAGTGAACGGACAAGAGGTCCGCCGCGCTTCGTGCCGCGTCGAGGAAGGCGGCCAGGACCGCCTGGTAGGCGTCGAGTCGCGTCTCGCGTAGGTGCTCTCGCCGCCGGAAGAAGTAGCCCGCGCTAGCGGCCACAACGGCCACGACGATCGCCGTGGCGACCGTAATCAGTGCTGCCATAGAGGCGGGAACCCTACGTTGCGGTAATCCGCCTTACGGGGACCCTCGTCCGAAGGTGGGGGGCCGCGGCGTGCCTTGGCGGCCGGTCGCTGCCGAGCTGAGCCAGCCGGCCGACCAACTTTGACGCCGTTGCCGCGGTGGGGTTCCAAGTCACCGCGGCCAGCGCAGGCCGCCTTCACCCCACCCCGAAGAGGGCATAAGGAGGGCTAGCGGCCCCCACGATCTTCAGTTGTCACGAGAGCTAGTAGATCTGTAGGGCGGGCATGGTGTTCAAGGCCACCGCGCGGGCGTGGGCCATCACGGCCGCCAGAGCGAGGTCGATCTTGCGTGTCGAGTGCTTCGAGTCCTTCGTGAGGCGGGTGCCGCGGGCGTCGACGCGCACCGTGGCGTTGCCGATGTGCCGGGCCAGCCGCTGATCGCCCGAGTGGGTCACGGTGCCGTTGACGACCGCCTCGTAGAGGCTCTGGGTGGCCGGGGTCATCCTGGACGGGGTCTGAGGGTGCTCGACGACCGGGAGACCCTCGGCCTCCAAGATCTGGAGGGAGCGAGCCCAGCGGTACGGGTCGGCGACGATCTCGCGAACCCAGAATCGCCGGCAGCCGTCCCGGAGCTTCTGCTCGACGTCGACTACCGGCACCTTCCACTCGGCGGCCTCAGCGGCGTCCTGGGGCCGCTCCCAGGCCTCTACAACCGCGACGTGCGGGCAGTCCTCGACCGTGACCGCCACGATCGCCGTGCTGTCGCCGTTGTAGGACCCGTCGAAGCCCAGCACCACCTCGGCGCCATCTTCAATGCGGCGAGTCGGGTCGGCACAGGCAGCCCAGGCGCCATCGGGCAGCCAGGTGTTGAGCGTGTCGGCCCACTGGCCCAGTCTGAAGATGCGGAAGTGGGCTTCGGGCGACAGGGCTACCGCGGTGCGCAGGGCGTCGATGTTCATGAAGCCGGCAGTCAACGCCGGGTTGGCGATCGGCCAGTGCGTCTCGTCATGCACGTCGCAGCCCTCGGGCGCGGCGTACTCGGTCCACCGGAAACCGGGCAGCTCGACGTCGTCAAGCACCCGTTGGCGTAGGTGCCACAGGGCGTTGTCGTGGTCGACGCCGGGCGTGCCGATCCCGACCACCAGCGACCACGGGCGCTTGCCCGAGGCGAGCAGCAGGGCGTCCCAGCTCGCCACAGGCATGAACCCGACCTCGTCGATCACGGCAGTAGGTCTCAATGAAGCGGATTGCGCGGGCAGCGCGGGACTTTGTGTGCCATCGTGCCCACGGCCCAGGCGTCGTGTCCTCGACGCGCTTGGCGGCGTTGCGCGGGGTCACGGCTTCGTCCAAAGCGTGCGTCGGACGAACAGGAGTCGCACTCGGCGCCCCTCGCAAAAAGTCAGCATGGCCGCGACCCTTCGCGTCGAGCCCGCGCTCGATCGCGGTCGACGGTCGCGGCCTTGCGCGCGTTGCACGATCGGCACAACGCGCCGAGGTCGTGGTCGACCACCCACTCGGTCGGCGAGATGGCGTGCGCCTCTCGCCCGAACCCGCGGCACACGTCGCCGTGCTCGGCACGCCACGCGGCGATCACTTCGAGTCGCAGCCGCTTCCACTGCGACCCATAGCCGCGCCTCGTCGAGTTGTTGCGCCTGCGCTGACAGTCGGCACAACGACTCGCGTTGCGGGTCAGCGCTCCGCAGTCGAGGCACGGCCGCGGCAGGCGGGCCACGTCATGCCGCCCGACGTCGGGCGAGGTTGAGCTTCACCTTCGGCGTCTCGACCTCGCCGTCTTCGTCGCTGTCCTCGTCGCCCTCGGCGCGGACGGCGGTGATGCGGGCGGCGGCGTAGGCCGGCATGGCGACCACCGACACCTCGACCAGCGTGGCCCTGGTGCGGGTGACCCGGGTGCGGTCGGGGGACCAGGCGTCCTCGCCGGGGATGAACCCCACGCTCAACCCGGTGGCAGCTCCGTCACGGACCAGGGTGAGCACATCGTCGCCCGCCTGGGTGGCGCTCACACGAAGCTCGGCCTGGAGACCCGTGGGGGTTTCACGGAACGCCAGGGCGCGGCCTACGGGCAGCTCGTCGCGGCGGTGGGCGGCGAGGAGCGGCACGCGCTCGGGGTCGGCGTCGGCGAATGCGCCGGGGGCGAACTCCTCGACGTAGCTGCCGATGCGGGCCTCGACGCCGTAGGGGACGATCGTGCCCACGAGCGTGCGGCCGTCGCCGCGTACCTCGACGTCGGTGGTGAAGGTGCGGACCTCGGGCTTGGTCATCACGCCACCTCCAGCGCGGGCAGGTCTTCGAGCTGGCGCACCTCGTCGACGGTCATGAACCCAGCGTCGAGCGCCACCTTGTAGGCGTCGTACCGCTCTTTCGTCGTTGTGCGCAGCAGGCCACCGGTGTTGAAGCGGACGTACTGGCCGCGGGGCAGCAGCTCCCCGAGCGCCGTTTCGAGGCGCACGAGCCACGGCTGCACCGAGTAGCGCAGGAAGTCGACGGCCCGGCCCTGGATGTTGGCGTAGGTCTTCGACCCGCCTGTGTCGCCGCCGATCAGCTCCGGCGCCACCCCGAAGACCCTGGCTATCTGGGACACCGTGAACCGTTGGCTGTCCAAGAACATCGCATCATCGGGGTTGACCGAGATCTGGTGCGGCGTCAGGCCATGCCCGAGCACCAGCGGACCGCGGTCACCACGGGTGCGAGCTTGCAGGGTGTTCTTGGCTTCGGCCGCCGGGTCGGGGCCGATGTTCTGGTCGGTCGTCAACAGCAGGGTCGGCGTCGCGCCGTCGCTGTAGAACTGGTTAGCGAACCGCTCGGCGGCCAAGCCCAGCGCGACCGTCTCTGCGGCATACCTGATCGGCGACATGCCCTCGACCTGTCCGGGACGGACGTAGGCACGGACATGCCAGACGTCGTCGCGGTCGACCTCGCGGCCCCGATACCGGTAGATGATCCGGCCGTCCGGATTGACCTGCACGGCCACGAGCCCCGGGTCGAGCAGCTCGACCTGGGCGGGGCGCAGCCTTGCGCCCGAGCGGGCCGTAACAAGCCCGTAGGCGTTGCCAGAGAGGAGCAGCGACGACATGACGCCGTAGAGCCACTCGGTTCGTGACCACCCTGCCGCAGGTGAGACCAAGACCTGCGGCAGGGCGACGGGTTCCCTCTCCCCGGATCTGACCCAGGTTCGCGGGTAGGTGGCGGTCGTGGTCGTGTCGGTGGCTGATGACTGGTCGGGACAGCGGGGTCGCGTCCTGGAGGGTTGTGGGTGCGCG